CACTCTTTTTGCGCAGCGCTTGAAAAATACGCGCTTTCCGTCATAACAAGCCGCCCGGCGTTATACTTTGATACTCTGAAACGCTCTGATATTTCCTTTATGGCACGTTCGGGCGAATCGCCGGTTGCAATCATGCGTGTAAGCGACGTGTTTATGGTATCGACAAGCGCCTTTTTGTCTTTCCAGCAACGCGCGGTAAAAGTCATGTCATCGGAAGTCCACGGCTTGTCAAGCAGTTTTTCAAGCTTTCGTGTGTCAATGCCCTGCATAGACCAGCCGACGCCCAATCCCTTTTGTATTTCAAAAGCCGTGCGGTTATAGCTCTCCGTGAATGCGTATTCTGCCGCTTTGTACGTGTTTTCTATGCGCATGGCACCAAGAGCCTCAGCGTGCTGTCTGAGTCCTATTTCAATGCTTTCAAGCCGCGATATGTGAACTCTCGCCGAAGCGTTTTCAAGTTCTTTTTCCCAGCTGCCGTTTATAGCGTGTTCTTTGCCATACTTTATGTACTGTTTGACGTCCCATTTGAATTCCGCAAGTTCGTCGGATTTAAGCAGCCTTTGCGCGTCGGCATATTCTATTTTATTGTTTTTTGCAAACCGCTGATACCATGACCGCATTCCCTTTTCCACGTCGGCGATCACGGCGGTGTACACTTCTTCAAGATTTTTGACGTAATCTTCAACAACCCTGTTTTCGACCGCGTCTGAGGCAATCCTTATGCGGCGTGCCCAGTATTCGGAATTATTCATTTGTGCTTACCGCGCCGTTTTCCGAAAGTATTCCGAATGCCGCAGCGCTGTACTCGTCGTTCATCTGAGCTTGCTCGGCTTTTTCGCTTTCAATGCGTTCAAGTTCCTTTACGGGATCGTCTACCCACGGGTGCTGTTTTACGATTGTTTCCTTGCTGATTATGCCCTGCGACTTTCCGCAGTTGTTAATGGCTTCGGATTCGTTTATAAGTATGTCGCGGTTGAATATGACCTTTACAGGCTCACCCATAAAGTTGCCTGCGCCGGTATTTGCCAGATGAGCGTTCACAAAGAACATCAGATCCTCAAAAGCCGCCTGAAATTCTGTTTCCATGCCGTTTGCGTCAAGGTCTATATCGGAATACATAGACTGAATGTTCATCTGATTAGGAGTACCGGAAAGCCGTTCGTCCTTGGCGTCGTAGCCGCGCGCATTTTCGATAATTGACTCTTTAAGCAGCTTCATGACGGTTTTGTAATTTTCGGCATTTACGATTATTTCAAGCGTTTTTACGTCGCCGTTCACTCCGTCAACGCTGCGGACCTTTACTGCGCCGTATGTGGCAAGATTGCGTCTGAATTCGCCGAGATTTTCACCGTCGTAATTGTGCAGCACAATAACAGTGTTGTGTACATTTTCCTCCATGCCGTTTACAAAATCGGAAAGAATCAGATTGTACGCGTCCTGTAAGCACTTTACGGAATTGAGAAGCGGCGTTTCGCCGTGGTTTCTCTTAAAGCATATAAGCGGCAGCCTCTCCCAGTTGTACGGTTTCTGCTTTGAGTTGCCGTCCGACACCGTGATGTATGAACCCGACGGAGCGTCGTTGTCGTATATAAGCGATCCGTTTTCCCAGATAAAACGCTCTATTCCGCCGGCGTGAAAGATTTCGGCTTTGTCTACGATTTTCTCTGTGCCGTCGTTCTTATACTCGTATACCTGAAAAAAATGCACGGCGCAGTCAAGTTCGGTGTGTGACGTATCAGCCCAGAACGGCAGTATTTCATGCGCCGGAAACAGCTCAAAAGAGAACTGACCGTTATCGTTGTAGTACGGCATTATAAAGCATTTTCCGCCTATTATGGCTTTTTCCGCGGCAAGCTTGAATTGTCTTTGCACTTTGGGCGTAAAAACAGCGCTCAGAGCTTTTCCGTATGCGTCGTTTTCCGAGTCAAACGTCAATGGTTTTCCAAGAAGATAATTCGCCTTTTGGTCAACCATTTTGGCATATTGATTGTCAACAATGCGGTTGTTCGGAAGATTGTCAACCGGGACAAGCTTGCCGTCCTCGCCGATCACCATTCGTTTGCGTGTCAATATGTCCTGTTTGCCTTCATAATAGCGTTCGGCGTTTATCTGCTGCGCGCGTTCTTTTGATGTTATCCAGCGTGCAATTTCAATCTCGATAAATTTTTTGTCAGTAATGCCGGGAGTTATATTTTTGCGAAGTCCGGAAAAGTCCTGCACATCGTCAAATAAATTAAGTGTTACCGTTTTTCTCCCTCCTCCCTTTAGTCAAAGCTGTAAGTGCTTCCTGCGGAAAATTCTTCCGCTGCGTATCTCATTGCGTCCATAAGGTGGTTAAAATCATCTATCGGAATGTTAATCTTCTTACCGGTCTTGGGATCTGTTGCCCAAGTGTAATTGCTTATTTCGGTCAGAAAGTTTGTGCAGCGCGGGTGTATGATAATGTGAAAGCCCTGCAGATAATCAATGCCGCTGGCAATGCTGTCTTTTCCTTTTCTCGATTTGCGTATATGCGAAAGTCCGAGATCGTACAGCCTTGCAATACTTTTAGGCTCTGCGTTGTCGGCGCGTATGCGCTCTTTTGCATAGCCTGCGGCGGTAACATCTCTGGCAATATCCTCGTTGCTCATGGCGCGCTTGTATATTTCATCAAATACCCATATTGTTTTGCTGTTTACGTCAATAAGACCGCAAAAAAGCGCTGTCGGATCGTTTGTATATCCGAAGTCAAGTCCGAACATGGAGCGCACGCCGGGTATCTTGCTTATTTCTTCCGTGCTGAAAGCTTTTTCTTCCCAGTTCTCGTATATAAGACCGTCAACAATGCCCCATTCTCCAAGTCCTGCAACGCGGTAACGCCGCGGATTGTTCTTTTTCATGTTCTCGAACAGGGTTTTGTCGGTATCGTCCAGAAACTCATTGCAAAGATAGTTTGTAGTCATTGCAAGGACGTCGGGCGCAGAATTATCAAAAAAACGCCCCTTTAACCAATGGTGTTCGTTCCACGGGTTAAACGTGAGCGTTACTTGTTTAAACAGTCCGTCCGGGACTTGTCCTCTTATACTTTCGTCAAGCGTGTCAAAATCCGCCTGTGTGCTTATCTCGTAGGCTTCCTCGATCCAAAGCCAGCATAGAACGCCGACCTCGACGGTAATAGACGTAACTTTGAGCGGATCGTCAAGACCGCGGAATAAAATCTTCTGTCCGGTAGGTCTGTATGTCATTTCAAGCGGACTTTCCTTTATGTCCCACCATTCGGATACACATAACCTGTTGATTGCCCATTTAAGTTCCGTAAAGCAGCTGTCTTTGAGTGTTCTGTAAGTCTTGCGCACACAAAGAAGATTGCTCTGCGGATACTGCATAATGCGTACAATGGAATTAAGTGCTGTGGTTTTGGATTTTTTGGAAGCACGTGAGCCTTTGCATACCCTGTAACGTCCTTTGTAATTCCAAAACGTACCGTAGCCCTTGCCGACAACCTCCGGAAGAGATATTTTTTTAATCTTCGAGCTTGTCATCTCCGGAAATCACCACCGGAACAGCGCCTGCGACGTCTACTTTGTCGGTAAACAAGCCGTAACGCTTGCCGAGCAATTCCGCAGCCTTTAAGCGTTCTTTTGCCGAAACGTCAATATCGGCAATTTTCTGCATACCGTCGCCGATAAGCTGCAATGTTTTCTCCGTGTGCTCGCCGCGCATGACGGCGGTAAGATATTCCATAACCTCAGCTGCGTCGGCTGTCTTTTCGTTGTGCAGCTTTTCAAGCTGTTCGTCGATATAGTTTCTTACGTCTGCATAAGTCAGCAGCCTGCTGCCGCATTTTCTCGCAACTTCGTCGCTTTTTATATTCGGGTATGCCGCTCTGTATGCACGGCTTGCATTGCAGTCGATGATGTATTCATCGGCAAATTTACGCTGTCTGTCTGTTATGGAATATCACCTCTTTTCAAAACTGTCCCTCCGACCGCAACCGCCGGCTATTAGTGTCCGGCACAAAAAGGGAAAGCATTTTACTGCTTCCCCTGCATTCCTATGATAGCATTATACCACAGGTACGGCGGACAAAACGGACAATTTTTCATTTCTTGTGATTTTTTATGTACCTCATGCAGATTTTTCGTGCCGCGTCGCCGCTCATATTTGTTTTTTGCCCGACTTTAAACCATTCAAGACAGCCTATAAAGCGCCAGTGCATAACTGCTGCAGCAACAACGTCGTTTTGTGCTACCGTGAAAAGAATGTAGTCGAGTATCTCTGCGCGCTTTTGCTCGGCTTCTTCATACAGTTCTGACATTTTGCGTTCTTTTTCCGTAATGGCAGACGCATATTTTCCGGTTTTATCCGATACTGCTTTTCCGCTGGGAATATCCGAAAATCCTACAGCCGTCTTTGCACCGTAAGCCTTTGCACGAATTTCAAAAAGTTCATTTTCCAAAACTTCGATAAGCAGTTTGAGTTTGTAATACGAAGATAATTCTTCAAGCGTCAATATATACACCCCCTATTTCACTTTAATGTTGGCAGAAAACGGGCTTTTCAAGTTTGCTAAGTCAATGCCGACCTGTTCGCGTAACTTGCGTTCGCAGAGCCATATCGCAGCCTCGTCTGTGTCGTAGCAGTAGTAGTCAAGCATTCCGTCAATCATGCCGGACGTCGCGTTGTAGAACTGTAATAAACGCTTTTTGCCGAATCCGAATTGCTCGTGTAATTGCCAGAGGATAATTGCCTCGACGTTGCGTACTACTTTCGGCATAAGCCCGCGTAACTCTTCGATAGACGCGTCAACCGCAGCTTTTTTCATCTTGGATGTCAGCTTGTCCCGTCCCGGTATGCGTACTTTCATATAAAATCACTCTCCATGTTTATAGGTATTCCAACAGTGCCGTCGCTCCAGTCTGTGCATACTTGATACGCTTTCATTACTCCGCACCGCCTTTCAATGCTTTTTCATTCGAGCCAAGCCCTGTCGGGTAGCTGTTCAATGAGCTCATCAAATCTTTTTGTGGAATTGTCCCAAGGATAAAATCCGTCTTTGTCCGCAGCGTCGTAGGCTTCGTCTATCTCCTTTATGATTCTCAGGTACGATGTGTTGTCCTCGCGCAAAATATCAAACGCAGCTTTCAGACTGTCATAGCAGCTTGTAATATCAAGAAAACTCATTACGATTCCAAATACTTGCCCTGCCGTAGAAATCAGTTCGTTTTTCGTTAGCCGTATGAGCCGTTTCCCCGATTCCGTTGTCCCGGCTTCGCCGTCATAGCTTACAAGAGAGTAATAGTCTTCCTCATAACCGTCATAGCCGACAAGCTCATATCTGTTGCCGGCAACACCGACAAGAAAATCATCAAAGTATTCTGTGACATAACCGTCGTAAAGCACTTCGGTTAGCCGGTCACACTTTGCGGATAAATCGAAAAACATCATTTTGAATTCGTATTCCTCTTCTTCATCGCCGTCCAATGCTGCAAGAAGGGTTTCGCTGTCTTCTTCAATGAAATATCGGACATTATCGCAATTCTCCGAAATTTCAGATAGCTCATCACGGATTGTATCAAGGTTGAGTCTTGCAAGCGCCGCCTTTTTGTAGCGAAGCCGACGAGCTTTTTCTTTTGCAACGTTATTCATTTTTCGTACCGCCCCACTCATTTTCGTCTATCTCTTTCTGTTGCAATAAATATTGCACTACAAGTTTATTGAGTAAATTCGTAAAATCAACAATATCAAATTCTTGCTCTGTTACTTCTCTCATAAAGATATTTAATGCATACACTATCGCTACAAAATCCTCTGTCAAATTGTCATCATTCAGTTGCATTTTCTGTAAAGATACTTGATTTTCTTCACTTCTGTAAGCGTTTTTGATTGCTTCCATAAAATTTATTATTTTTTCATTTAGCGTCATTTTCGTCTACCTCCTTACCCCCATTGTTCAACCATAGCCTTGGCTATGCCGGGGAATGTTTTACTGCGTTCTTTTGCACTTCTTATTTTCGTTCCCGATTGCTTTCTTGAATTTCCGTGATTATCTTTGCTGCCACCAGATACCCAACTAATTACATTTTCAGTTATGAGTTTCGTAGGCTGCAAGTTCGGCAATCCGCGCAGCCATAAACAAGTTTTTTTACTATATGGGTGCCCGTGTTCATACGGCTGTATTATTTGCGTGTATTCAGGTAATTCCCATATTCGTGTAGGTATAGGGTTTTCTATACACATTTTTTCGCAGTCGGTTGTATAAAAATGCATGAAAAACTCTTTTGCTTCTAAGCCTTTTTCATATCTTTCTTTATTTAATACGCCCTTTTTAGGATACAGCCGCATCGCCCCTGCATTGCTTAAATATGTACACGGCGGATGTGCTATAATTAAATTCCATTTACCGTCAATTTTATGCTTTACCCCGTCTGTTGTTTTAAATTCACAATTGCCGTCAAGCAATGGTAAGACATCTTGCATTATATGCCATTCGGGGTGACCTCCGCTTTGGTCTATTATGTCACAGCTGTATGCCTCGTGTCCTTTTTCACGAAACGCTGCGCATACTCGTTGACTTTCCTCACAAGCTACTAATACTTTCATTCGTCTACCTCCGCAAGCCAATAGGCTTTTTTGCAACCAGTGCAATCAAAATCCGCATATTTTTCTTTGTTTTTGCAATCATAATCACAATCTATTTTGCAAGGGCAAATATTAATAGCACCTTTGTATATATCAGCATTCGGAAACATCTTCAGAAACTCGCTTTGCCTTGTCTTTATCGGGTGTTCCTTGCACCAGTTGAGGATTATTTCGTTGATTTTTGTAAATTCCTCCGAACCCGTGTACCTTATTCCGCAATAAAGACTTTTCAAAGGACAACTCGCACACTCATCACCGACGAAACAATGTGCCCGCGTGAACCTCGCATAATCATATATCGTTGCTTTTTCCATTCCTGTATTCCTCCACATCACATAATTTAGCATCAACAATGCTGTAATTTGCTTTGACGTCCTGTAAGACGGCGGTGTAAATAGATTTGCCGTTACGGTCGAAACCTATCTGTAAAAGTTTCGGAACGTACTTTATACCGTCGCATAATACAAGTTCGTCGGGTTTCCAATCGACGTCGCAGAAACGCAAGTGTTCTCCGAGATGAACCGTAGCTTTGAAACACTTGGTAAGATATTCGTCGCGCGTCATATGCTTTCAATCACCACAAATATGCCGGTAATTTTCGCATAGCGTTTTTCGCAATGCTCCGAGCATACCTGAGCGTCGTCTTTCCAATAGTGCAGTTCCGTCATAACGTCCTTGAATAATTTTTGCAGATTGTCAGTGTCGGGACGTGTGATTTTGAACTCACCGTCGGCGTGTGACTTTCCCATCGGAAATAACCACATCACCTGAAGCCTGACGGCACCCTTGAACGGTTCTTTCGGAACGTGTTTTGCAAGGTTTGCCTTGAACAGACTTTTCACTGCCTTAAGCTTTTGCGGCTGATAGATAACCGGCTTGTTTTTAACAACGGCGATTTTGTGTTCCTGTGCCGTAGCGGTCGGGATCTTTTTCAGCGGCAGAAAAAACTGCGTTGTCATTTTTAATTTTTCTCCTTTCGCGCGGTATAAATATTGTTATTAATGAAAAAGGCAAGCTCAAAGCCTTTTTCATAATTTATATATTTATATATAGTGTTTTTGGTGCAACGTCTCAAAAACATGATTTTTATGTTTTGGGTGCAATGTCTCAAAAACATATCTTAATTGCTTTTTCGTACTATAATTGTCGGCTGATTTCCAATAGAACGTTGACTTACAAAACCGTCGTTTTCTTTCAAATATCTCCAAACCGTGTTCTTTGCAACACCCATTTCATTTGCCATAGCTTCGACAGTAATCGGCTCGCCGGAAAGTTCAAGAGAGGAATATGCAATCTCAAACTTGTTATTGCGCTTTTCCTTTTTCATCTCTTTCGGCACACGTGCCTTGATAGCTTTCTGCCATGGTTCGGCACCGGGATCTATATCCCCTAACTTCCCCGTTTCGTCAATAACGTGCAGCGGATAGTCAAACCACACGTTTATAGGCTCGAATTTCGGGAACTCTCTCAGCGTGCTTTCGATACGCCATGCGGTACGTGCCGCAGCCTTTGCCTTGAGCTCTTTAACATACGCCGCCATGTCCGCGCACAGCTCAGGTGAAAACAGGTTCTTACAGGCTTCAAATGCCTTTTTCTCGCTGTATAAATCGTCGCGCAGTATCTTGTCCTCCCAGCTGGGAGAATACCTGTTAAGCCAGTTTACGGCAGCTTCTTCGACTATGCGGTTGTTTTCGCTTTCGCGTATGCTGTCCGTCAGTTCAAGCTCCGTAAGGTCGATAAGCGCGTCGGGATCGCGTGCGAATACGCCCGAACCCGAAGCACGGTCAACGCTCTTTTTCGAGCCTTGCAAGCCTTTTGAATGGTGGTGGCAGTATATGACCGCCGTTCCGAGTTCCGTGCATATCTTGTCAAACTGGTTGCAGAAATATGACATCTGTTCCGCGCTGTTTTCGTCGCCGGTAATGACCTTGTAAATGGGATCTATTATAACGGCGATATAATCCTTCTTGTGCGCACGGCGTATCAGCTTCGGCGCAAGCTTGTCCATGGGAATGGTGCTGCCGCGAAGATTCCATATGTCAATGTTTGATATGTTGCGCGGCTCTTTGTGAAGTGCCGTATACACGTCGCGGAAACGGTGCAGGCACGACGCTCTGTCAAGCTCTAAGTTTATGTACAGTACGCGTCCCTTCGCGCAAGCCTTGCCGAACCAGTCGAACCCCTCCGCAATGGAGATTGAAAGCTCGATAAGCGCAAACGACTTGCCGGCTTTTGAAGGACCTGCTATAAGCATTTTGTGTCCCTGTCTGAGCACGCCGTCTATTAAGCACGGCGACAGCTCCGGCATATTGTCCCATACGTCGCAAAGGCTTTCGGGATCGGGCAGGTCGTCGTTTACGCTCTCGATCCATTCCTGCCACTCGGTAAACGAGCTTTTGCCTATGTTGGAATCAATAATAAACTGCTTTTTGCCGCCGCGTTCAAATCCCGGCATACGCGAGAGCCTTGACGGATTTCTGTTCTGCGCGTCTACCTTAAGTCCGTTCTTCTGGCATATGCGGTACAGATAATCAACTCGCTTGCGGTATTCGTCGTAACTCCCGGCGTCGATTTTAACTATCGCGTGTATGCTCTTTCCGCCGGAATATACGAGCATGGCGACCGGAAGTTCAAGCTCGTGTATAATAGCGTGCTGTTCTTCAAGCTCCATGTTGTCGGACTCTACAAGCGCATATCTGAAATCCGTTACGTTGTCGTTTTTTACGCCTTTTCCGTCAAGAGGATTAAACCGTATCCATGCGCCGGCAGCTTTGTTGTAGTCGCCGAAAACGTCGCAAATGTCCGTTACTTTGGAAAGTTCCTGTATAAGCTGTCCCGCGGTTCTGTCGTAGCTTCCGGAAGTCGGCATAAACTTTCCGTCTTTTTCCCATACTTCGGTAACGTAGCCGACGTTTTCCGTACTGTCGAATATCGAAAGATAACGGATAATCTCCTCTTTCGGATTCCAGTTTTCGGGTTCTTTTATCTCTTTGCCCTCAAGCCAGTTGCGGTTGATGACAACAAGATCGTCGGACTTTTCGTGAGCGCCTATCGTGCTGTTCCAGTCAAGCGCATAGCCCTGCGATTCGGCAGGCTTAAAGCCGTATGAGGACGCTATATCGTAGATAGTGCCGCCCGTGACGGGCTTTGCGTTGCCGTTGAACGTAGACCACTTGGAAATACATTCTCCGCTGTGATAACGCTTTGCGTCGCGCTTAGACCATTCGTCCCAGACGTTTACCGAAAATCCCTCCTGCTTTAGGCTCATTCCGATTTTGTACCATTCTTCGTATGACAATATCGCAGGATCGAGATATTCAAGCATTTGTGTTATAAATTCTGTGGTGTCGTTCATTTTGTACCTCTCAGTTCTCACCCGGTACATACAGCGAAGGAGTTATGCCCGGCGGAAGTCTCCAACGGTTTGCGCTGATACGCCCTATCAATCTGTTTGCGTCCTCCTTTTGCCATTCGCCGACGTGCTGAAATCCGTATTGTTCAAGCTTGCGTATCTGCTTCGGAGACGTAAGTCCGGCAGCGTCGCGTTTTCTTAATTTTGTTAGCAAAAGCTCGGCTTTGCCGGCATTCGGAATTTCGGACGCGAATATGCCGAATTTTTCAAGCGTTTCAATTTGTTTTTTGCTTGCCGGCAGCATTTCGTGACCGAATGCAGGCACGTAATTTGCAAGATCCGCGTCGCAGATTGAAAGCTCGTATTGCAGAGGATCTACAAGCTTGCTTTTTTTATGTTTCATTTGTTCGAGCGTAGCCGCAAGAGCCTCCTCACGGCTTGCAATCACGTCGTCACTGGCTTTGGATTCGGCTTCTTCAATGTCGATCGGGTAAGGATTGCCGTTTTCCGCGGCTTTTTCCGCATTCTGCACCATTCTTGCGGCTACCTCGTCGTCGCGTGCGATAAGATGTGCCGGGTGACAGAGATCGTGTCTTTCGGTGTGCCAGAGAAAGTCAAGCAAGAGCAATTCTTTTTTGCCCTCGCAAAGACGTGTTCCGCGTCCCACCATTTGCGAATACAGGCTTCTTACTTTTGTCGGTCTCAGCACAACAACGCAGTCCACGCTCGGGCAGTCCCAGCCTTCGGTAAGCAGCATTGAATTGCAAAGTACGTTGTATTTTCCTTTGTCAAAATCTTCAAGCACCTCTGCGCGGTCTTTGCTCTCGCCGTTTACTTCCGCCGCCTTAAATCCTCTGAGATTCAGTATATCGCGGAATTTCTGCGACGTTTTGACAAGCGGCAGAAACACGACTGTCTTACGGCCGGAACACACTTTTTTCATTTCGTCGGCAATTCCGAAAAGATACGGATCGAGCGCCGTGCCGATTTCTCCGGGCTTAAAATCTCCGCCGGATATGCCGACAGAACTTATATCGAGCTTTAAAGGAATCGTAAGCGCCTTTATCGGAGAGAGATAACCTTCCTTTATCGCACGCGGCAGCGAATATTCATACGCAAGAGAATCAAATACCTCGCCCAAGTTTTTCATATCTCCCCTGTCGGGAGTTGCCGTAACTCCGAGAACCTTGCTGTGTGAAAAGTGAGATAAAATGCGCATATATCCGTCGGACAGACAGTGATGCGCTTCGTCTATTATGATATTGTCAAAATAACCCTCGTCAAACTGCTCCAGACGTTTCTCGCGCTGCAATGACTGTACCGAACCAACAACAACTCTGTACCATGAGCCTATACAGCTGTTTTCAGCTTTTTCCACTGCGCATTTAAGTCCGGTAGCCTTGTACAGCTTGTCGGCAGCCTGTTCGAGAAGTTCTCCGCGATGAGCCATTACAAGCACGCGTTTGCCGAGTTTTACGCGGTTTTCAATTATTTTTGAAAAAACAATGGTCTTTCCACAGCCTGTCGGCAGGACGACAAGAGTTTTTTCCGTTCCCTTGCCGTCCCACTCGTTTATGACCGCGTCCATTGCTTCTTTTTGGTACGGTCTGAGTTCCATGAATTAAAACCTGCCCGGAATAAATGTGCCCGAAGGCGCGGTCTGCGGCTGAGCTGCTGTCTGCGGTACGTACTTTTCGGGATCAATGAATTTCTTTATCTCGTTGGAGGTAAGTTCATTGCCGTTGTTGCTTGTCCACTTGCGCAAACCGACTTCGCATTTCCCGTGCGCACCTATAACCTTGTTCCAGTCCATTACAAGTTTTTCCCCGTGTTTTCTTTCGCCTATTGCGGTAAAGAACGCACAAAGCATACCTTCGCATTTGGTGTGAAGAAACAGATTGTGCGTCAGCTCCACATAACCGCATGTAGCTTTCGGCGTTGTTATCCTTATTGTTACCACTGCTTTTGCGCACGGCGGAAGCTTTTCGGAACCGTTGTGCCTTGCACGCGAGAAGCCCGAAACGGTAAAGTCGTATGTGCCCTCGTCAAGCAGAACAAATTCCGAATCGTGTTCAATGGTACTGTTCCAGTCGAGTTCGTGTCCGTTGTCCTGTACTCCGTAGTTATTCATAATAAAAATACCTCGTCTTTCTTTTAAACATTCATTTAAAAGGGAATCGAATCAAGTTCCCTGTTTTGCTTTATCATGTCAAAAACCTGTTCCCACGCACCGACAAGAACGCCGTTTACAAAGCCGGGATCATAGTTTTCAACAGGCGTGTCGGACGGATAATATCCTTTCATGCCGACTACTCTCTGTATTTCACCGACCGAAACGCCGCTGTTTCTCATAAGGTCCCTCAGCGCCTGCGGAAGGCTTTCGGGAATGTCGGCTGTCACCGCTGTTGCCGGCGGAACGCTTTGCGCCTGTGTTTCCGGCTGTATTTCCGGAGGATATTCGTTTGCGTTTACAGCCTGTTTTGCCGCGCAGAGCCTGTCGTATTCCTCTTTGGTAATGGAAAATACAGGCTTTGAGCTTTGCGGAGGATTGCCGTCGTTTGTCATGTACGGATTTTCGCCGTCAAACCAGTATGTCGGTACAGGCGTCTGCGGAATCTGAGCGTTATTCGCCGGAATTTCCGTGGAAGACGCCGCCTGAATACCGGCGGCTGATTGTGCAAATATGTGAGCTATCGCGTCATACGAAAACGGAAGTTCGTCGGGCAGACCGTAACGGTTCTTAGCGTCCCAGCACGCATGATGCGTTGTGTACATAACTCTTTGATTGCCCTGCGCCTTGAATTTTGTTCCGTCCTTGTTTACCGCAACGGCAACAGTCTTGTAATTCGCGAAAAGAAGCATATCCGCCCATTCCTTGATAAGCGACGAAATCTGAGCACCGGTCTTTTTGCTGAGTTTTAATTCCCAGCGGTCATATTCGCCGATCTCGTCCGGCTGAGAAAACTTGCGCAGCTGTGCGTGCGCCGTACATACTACGTTTATCCCGGCTTTTATTACGTCTTCGAGAATATTTAAGAATTTCCCGAACTCTTCGTACATAAATACATAACCGGCACCGTATCCGAAATCTTCAATGCCTGACTTGCCCTTTGACGAGCAAACATAATCCTTGCAGAGCATTTCCGCCCAGTCCACGGTGTCTATTACAAGCGTTTTGCAGTTCCTTGTCTTAGCAACTTCGTATACTTCCTCTTTAAGCATTGTCCAGCTCGACGGACACGGATAACGTCTTACATCAAGATTGCCGGAGCCGTTTTCCGTATCTATGAAAAGCGGATCGGGAAAATGTGCGGCAAAGGTGCTTTTTCCTATTCCCTCCGGACCGTATATAACTACTTTCTGCGCTTTTGATATTCGTCCGCTTGTTATTTCAAAACTCATTTTTAAAACCTGCCTTCCGTCCATGCCGTTGTATTGGTATTACCTTTGGTTTCGGCAACACAGCCGTCTTCAATGATAACGCTGCATTCGTCGCCTGTTGAAACTCTTGTCGCTATTGCCTGTAAGCCCTCGCTTTCAAGCCACATTCCGAACTCCTGCAATGTGTCGGTGTCCATCTGCTCAAGCTTGTCGAGAAGTACAAAACCGCATTCCGGCTTTAATTTGCGTACTATCGCCGTCGCAACTTTCAGCTGTTCCGCACCCGACATACAGTCCCACTTGTTACCTTTGTAGATAAGCTCCCCGTCCTCAACCGAAAGTCCCGGCAAAGGCAGATTTGCATTGTCAAGCAGCTTTATGCGCTTTGAACGTATGTCGTTTATTGCAGAAGTATATTCTGCATACTGGCGCTTGTAATCCTCACTGTCCGAAAAAGCCTTTTCGCGGTCGAGATTTGCACGTATGCGTATGTTGAGCGCGTCTATATCGGCAATGTTCTTTTCGAGTTCTTCCGTGCTTCTGTCTTTAAGTTCGGCAGCCGAAAGACGTGCAAGTTCAAGGTCTGCAATGGCGTTTTTGAGTTTCTCGCTTATCTCCTCGTATTGCTTTTGATAAAGTTCTTTCTGTGCTTCGAGCTGCTTTACGCGTTCGCGCTTTCGTTGATTTTCGCCGTTCTGGGCAAGAATGTCCTGCTGCTGCTTTATAAGATCTCCGGCACTGACCGGGGACGCTGGAACACCGTCGTAATGCGGAAGTTCAAGAGCGTATTTTTCTTTCTGTTCTGCCATGCGTCCGACGGCATAACGTTCGTTGTACAGTTTCTTTTCCTCAATCTCAAGCTTTAATAGCTCGTCGCCGACGCCGATTATCTGTAAAAGCGTGTTTGCCTTTTCGGTTGACGTGCTCTCCATAAATTTAGGAAGATTGAGTGCGAGTTCTTCAATAAAACTGTTAAGAAGATTTTGTCCGGCTCTGTTTCCGTCCTTGTCGGTAACTTTGAGCGAACTGTTCTTTCCGGAACGTTCAACGGTAATTCCGTTTGAAAGCTCTATATGTAAACTCGGGGTGTTGTAAGCGCCGTCTCTCTGAGGATTTGACGGACGGTATCTGTCGCCGCCGAGTGCCCAGCATATAGCGTCGAGCACGCTTGTTTTACCCTGTCCGTTCTTTCCGCCGATAATGGTAAGTCCGTTTGCTGAAGGTTCAAGCTTTACAGCCTTTATTCGTTTTACGCTCTCAAGTTCGAGAGAATTTATTTTGATGCTCATTTGAAAAATATCCTTTCTTTATGTTATTTAGCCATAATTACCACGTCACCGGGATAGATAAAACCGCCTTCGTTGTGCGCATAAACCCAGCCCATGTAGTCCTGCATAGTCACGCCGTCGGGCTTGTACCTCTCAGCAATGCTCCATAACGTCTCACCGGAAGAAACACGGTGTTCAAACGCTTCGTACTGCGGTTTCGGGGCTGTTGCATATTTTGCAATAACCACTATCAGCAAAACTGTGAAAAATATGAATCCGACTACTTGCAAAATCTCAAACAGTGTGTTATAATTGATATGCAATTTGTGGGTGTGCCGTTTTTTTGCGGCACGTTCAGCCGTTACTGTTCCAGCAGTGCGGCTTTTTTTGTTGTTATTCATACCGGCTCACACCTTTTCAAATTTCCAGTTGCCTGACTGATATATTGTTTTTGTTTTGCAATCTTTCAGTGTGGCGTTGTCGGAGAGTTTTATGTTGTCTTTTCGGTTGTTGCTGAAAAGGCTGATTACGACTGTGGAATTGTCGTAAGCCTCGACTGTGGAATTGTCGTAAGCCTTGACTGTGGAATTGTTGCAAGCCTTGACTGTGGAATTGTTGAAAGCCTTGACTGTGGAATTGCCGTAAGCCTTGACTG